CAGGAGGTTCCGCGTGGAGTACGTGACGAAGCACACGGTGAAGATCGACAACGAGGTGTTCCCGCCCAACACCCCCGTCGAGATCAAGGACAGGAAGATCGCCCAGCAGCTGGAGCAGGCGGGCGCGATCGAGGAGCAACGCCTGACGGTGTCCGAGGCGCGGCGTGCCGCTGCAAAGTCCGAGAAGGCCGACGACACGGGCGGTGCTGGCAAGGGCGCCGGTGCGGCGGGCGGCAAGGCGGGCGACGCCGCCAAGCCGTAGGCCGTGCTCTCGGTCGCTGAACTGGAGCAGATGCTCCAGGACACGGGCGGCGTCGCCGTCCTCCTCGGCGACCAGTCCACCTGGGGACACTTCGAGATCATGGACGAGGTGGTGCTGTCGGACACCGAGGTCCTCGTCGCTGCTCCAACGGTGCTCGTGGCGACGGGCAGGATTCCGACAGGCTTCGCGATCGGCGACCCGATCATGGTCGGCACGGAAGATTGGTTCAACAGGGATCACCGGCGCATCGACGAGGGTGGCTTGACGCGCATCCTCCTGCGGAGGGTCTGACAAATGGCGGCACTAGTCGTAGCGAGCATCGCGCTCAGCGGGCTGACTCCCGCGTACGTCGCGGCTGCGGCCGGCGGGGACACCTTCGCGAACGACGGCGATACGTACCTCCACGTGAAGAACGCGGGTGCCGGCGCGTGCAACGTCGCGGTCGATTCGGTCGCCCTCTGCAGCCAGGGGTTCGATCACAACGTGGCGGTGGCCGTCCCGGCCGGGCAGGAGCGCATCATCGGGCCGTTCGCGCCGGCGCGGTTCGGCGCGATCTGCGCCGTCACGTATGACCAGGTCGTAACCGTCACGGTCCAGGCTGTGCGGCTGCCGCCGAGCTGATCCGTGGCGAGTAAGCGGGAGCTGGTCCTGGCGGCGATCGTCGCCAAGCTGACGGACGCAGCGGACAAACCACCGGCGTTGAATGTGCACCGGTACCGCACGCGCCCGATTGATTCGGACAGGCTTCCCGCCGCGGTGGTATACGTCGGACCCGGCCGGGGTGGGGTCGGTGAGAACGTCACCCGGATGGATCACGACCCCGGCCTCGAGCATGCGCTCTCGGTGCGCATCGAACTGCGGGTCACGGGTGAGCCACCCGACGCGATCGTGGATCCGCTGTACGTGTGGGTGATCAAGACGCTCCGCGGCGATCCGACGCTGAGCGGGCTGTGCCGGGACATCGAGGAGCAGGCGTCCAGTTTCGACGCAGAGGAACGGGATCGCATCTACGGCGCCTTGGCGCTGGACCTGCTGGTGTCGTTCGCCACGAAGGAAAACGATCCGGAGGCGGCACTGTGAGCGAGGCGACCGAGATCACACTGATGAACACCAGAGGGGCGGTGGCGTTCGTCGCGGGTGCGGCCACGATCGAGGATCTCGATCGCCTCCAGGCTGCAGAGCGGGACAACCCCAAGGTCGCCGGTGGCCGGGTGCGGGTACTGGAGGCGATCGACGTGCGGCGCGGCGAGCTGGGCCCATCTGCCCTCTCGTACGACGATCCCGCCGCACCGACCGGCCGGTTCGAGAGCGCCGCGGCAGCGTCCGCGACGAGCGCCGGCGAGAAAGATGATCCGCCGCCGCCCATGGACCTGTCGCCCGACGCGCCCTGGCGGGAGGACCGGTGGGCCGAACTGCCGCAATTCAACTGCCGCTCCTGTCCGTATCAGACGCTCGAGGGGCGGCAGGCGATCGAACAGCACGTGGCGGCCGCGCACCCTCCGGTGTGGCGGTCATACCTGAAGACGAGGGAGGCGTAAGGCCATGGCAGACGCGCTGAGTGCCCGCGGGACAGTTCTCAAAATGGGTGACGGCGGCGGTCCCGAGACGTTCACCCCCGTCGCCAAGGTCATCAGCATCTCGGGCCCGGGCATCGGGCTCGATACCGAAGACGCGACGGACCATGAGAGCCCGCAGGGATGGGAAGAGGCGATCGCCACGATCAAGCGATCGGGCGAGATCGGCCTGGACCTCCACTTCCTGCCGGGGTCGGCAACGCATGGCGCGGCCGCGGGGCTTATCAAGAAGCTCAATGACCGGACCAAGACGAACTTCCAGCTCGTGTTCCCGGACGCCGGCGTGACGACCTGGACCTTCGCCGCCTTCGTGACCGGGTTCGAACCTGCGGCGCCACACGATGGCAAGCTCACGGCCAGCGCCAAGCTGAAGATCACCGGGGTTCCGACCCTGGTCTAACCGGAAGGCGTTTCGATGGCGACCCAGACCCCCAAGCAGGTGGCGATCACGCTTGATCGCGAACGCCATCTGCTTCTCGACTTCAACGCGCTGATCCTCGTCGAGGATCTGACCAAGCGCGACTTCGCCCAGGCGGAGGCCTGGGAGAAGCTCGGATTCCGAGAGCTCCGGGCACTCGTGTTCGCGTGCCTGACGCATGAGGACCCGGAGCTGACGCTCGAGGCAGTCGGGAAGCTGCTCCATCCGGGGAACATCGGGTACGTGTCCGAGCGGCTGGTCGCCGTCCGAGACGCGAACAGCGCGGAGCCGTCGGCAGAAGGCGAGGGCGGCGGGGAGCCCGCCCCTTTCGTCAGGCGCTCACGCTCGCCGAGTGCTGGGCGTTCGCGCGGTTCGACCTCGGGCTAACCGACGCGGAGTTCGGGGTGCTCACGCCGCGCACCTTCGATCTCCTCTGTACCCGGATGGAAGCGGCGGAGCGGCGGGCGGATGCGCGGGCCTGGTCCCTGGCGGTGGTCACCGCCCGCTTGATGCATGGCAAGTCGGTAGCGGCATCCCAGTTCTTCACGTTCCTCGGCCCCCGCCGGGCACAGTCCCCTGACGAACAGCTGGCACTCGTGGAGCAGTTGAACGCGCTCTTCGGTGGTGAGGACCTTCGCAAGCACCCATGACCACGCCTTTTAAAAAGCTCCGTGTCGACATCATCGGCGACGATACCCAGATCAGCACGGTCTTGGGTCGCGTCGGCAGGAAGTTCCGGATGGTGGGGCAGCAGATGTCCGCGGCGGGCTCCATGCTCTCGATGCGCATCACGCTGCCGACGGTGCTCGCCGCCGGTGCGATCACGAAGCTCGGCGTCACCTACGACGACACGATGACGCAGGTGGAGACCCTGACGGAGGCGGCGGGCCAGCAGGTGGCCGTCTGGCGTCAGGAGCTGCTCCGGCTCGGCCCGGCGGTGGGCCGCGGGCCCACTGAGCTGGCCCGCGCGCTGCTGCGCGTCACGTCCGCCGGCCTCACCACCGCAGCCGCGATGGATGTCGTGCGGCTCTCCGCCAAGGCGAGCGCGGTGGGCCTGGGCGAGACCGGCGAGGTCGCGTCGGCGGTGACCTCGGCCATGCTGGCCTACGCCAAGACCGGCCTCACCGCGGCCGAGGCGACGGATCAGCTCCTCGAGGCGGTGAAGCAGGGCAAGGCCGAGGCCTCGGAACTGGCGCCGGTGCTCGGCCGGGTCATCCCGATCGCCTCGCAGCTCGGGGTCAGCTTCGCCCAGGTGGGCGGCTTCGTGGCCAGCTTCACGCGGTTGGGCGTCGATGCGGAAGAGGCCGTCACGGCGCTCCGCGGCACGTTGGGACTCCTCTTCAAGCAGAGCAAGGAGGGTGTCGATGCCCTCAAGGCGGTTGGCCTGACGCTGGATGACGTCCGCCGCTCCGTGCGGGAGCGCGGCCTGGCGCAGACGCTGGTCGACCTGATCGGCAAGTTCGACGGCAACCTCGACGCGATCGCGGCGTTCATCCCCAACGTCCGCGCCCTCGCCGGCGTCCTGGCGACGGCCAGCGCCCAGGGCGACGAGTTCGTGGACATGACGAGCAAGATCGAACACAGCACGGGGGCGCTCAGCACCGCGTTCGAGCGCGCGGCGGCATCGCCTGGGTTCAAGTTCCGCCAGCTCCTGGCGCAGCTCCAGGTCGCCGGGCTGCAGCTCGCGACCCAGATCATGCCGGTCATGCTGAAGGTCGCCAGCGTCGTCTCGGTCCTGGCCACACGCTTCACGAACCTGAACCCCGCGGTGCAGAAGCTGGTGCTGATCGGCATCGCGCTTGCCGCGGCGCTCGGCCCGGTCCTCGTCATCCTGGGCGGCGTGGTGAGCGGCATCGGGATGGTGATCAGCGCCGTCGGTCTCACCATCACAGGCATCACCCTCCTCGGCAAGGCGATCGTGGGGCTGTCGGTGTTTGCCGCCAGTCTCAGCCTGCCGGTCTGGACCGCCATCGCCGCGATCGCCGCCCTCGGCACCTGGGCCTTCCTGCTCATTAGCGACTGGGACGTCGCGAAACTGCGGTTTGTGCTGCTCTGGACGGAGATGAAGGCCGCCGTCGCCGACTCGGTGGAGTTCATCCTCCGGTGGCTCGCGAAGATCCCGAAGGGTATGCCCGGCATGCTCGGGGCCATGGGGAACGCGGCGCGGATGGCGGGGAACGACATCAATGCGGCGCTCCAGGGCTGGGTCGCTGAGTCGGCGGCGACGATTGAGCGCCTCGAGCGCGAGATCAACGCCAACGCCGGCCAGAAAGGCCCCTGGCAGAAGCTCAAGGACACCGTCCGCAATCTGCGTCAGAGTATCGGTGCGTTCCTCCGTGGGATCCTCGAGGATAGCCGGACCCAGTTCGCCGCCCTGCGGGCCGAGGCCAAGGAGACCAAGGCGACGTTGGCGGACCTCACCAAGGCGCAGCCTGGAAAGCCGGGGCTGGCCGGTCTGGGCCTGGGCGCGTTCGGCGGCGACCTGAAGAAGGCCGGGGTCGAGCTCGGCCGCGATTTGTGGCGGGGGTTCATCGACGGCAGCCTCTCCATGATGGCGTCGGTCAGGCGGATCATCGCCCAGATCGCGGAGGACGCGATCACGGGAGAGCTTAAGAAGCTCCTCAAGATCGCGTCGCCGAGCCAGGTCATGCGCGATCTCGGGCTCCAGACGTCCGCCGGGTTCGTCATGGGGCTTGAGCGAGGCATGGTGCCGGTGGCTCCCACGCTGGGCCGGTTCGTGGCCGCGGATGCCTCCGCAGCTCCCAGCACCATGCGGGCCGGCGCTGGCGTCGGGGGCGCGGTCACCGTCCACCAGACCAATCGGTTCGAGGTGCAGGCGATCGACTCCCGCGATGTCGAGCGGATGCTGCGGGAGCAGCGGGGGACGATTTCGAGCATCATGGCCGACAATGTGCGCAGCTCGGTCGCGGCCGCGCGCGCGGTGAGACGATAGATGCCAGCCTGGCCACGCGCGATCAGACCGAACGGCTCTTCACCGCCGCTCTACCCCGGGGGTCTGCAGAGTTGGGGCCTGTCCGGCAAGGGACAGCTCCGCGCCATCGGCAACGCGGGAAGAATCTGGACAGAAACCTATCGCCCATTCGATCTCCAGAGCGCCGACGGTCGCGCGTTCATCGCCGCGATCAACGAGTTCTGGCGGAACGGCATAATCTTCGACATCCAGCACCTGCTCTACAAGGCGCGCTACGGGGCAGGTGGCGGCGCGCCGCTCGTGAACGGCGCGGCCCAGACCGGCAGCCTCATCAACCTGGACGGGTGCCCGGTCTCGACGCCGAACTGGCTGCGCCAGGGCGACATCCTCCGGTTCGCCGGCTTGAACCCGGTCTACGACATCACGGCGAACGTGAACACGACCGCCGGTGGCGCCGCGGCGATCCCGATCAACCCCCCCATTTTCGTGGGCGGCTCGCCAGCCGACAATGCGGTGGTCACGATCGACAACGTGCTGTTCCGGGCCGTGATTCACGAACGGCCCGAGCTCCCCCAGGCCGGCGTGGTCGGGATTCTTGCGGACCTCACTCTTGTCTTCCGGGAGGCGGTCTAATGCCCCGCACGTTGGGGCCCGGCTTCGCGGCCGCGATCGCGGCGGAGCAAGGCGAGTTCGTCCATCTGCTCGAGATCACCTTCTCAGGTGGCCCGATCCGGCTGACGACCGGCACGCAGCAGATCACCTGGAACGCGGTCAACTGGCAGGCCGTCGGCGGGCTCCTGGAATTCGGCGGCGTCGAGGAGACGGCGGACCAGCGGGCCCAGGGGGTGGAGCTGCGCCTCAGCGGCGTCGACCAAACGATCATTGCCGCGCTGCTCAGCAGCAACCAGCGCGGCCGCACGGTACGCATCTGGCGGGCGGCCCTCGATCCCGTCCTCGGCACGGTCAAGGATAGCCCCCTGCTCCTGTTCGAAGGGCTGCAGCTCGAGGGCTACGCGGTCCAGGAGGATCGGGACCACAAGGGCGGGACCGTCTCCATTCGGACCCGCGTCGTGGGCTACCTCGCGCTTGAGCGCGTCCGTGGCATCGTCGCGAACCTCGTGAGCCACCAGCACCACTTCGCCGGTGATCTGTTCTTCCAGCACACGGCGTCGCTCGGCCGGCGGATGATCTATTGGGGCACCCGGGCGCCAGCGACCGTCCAGCCCCCCGTGCGCCCTGGGGATCGGCCCGGGCGGTGAGCGCCTCGATCGTCTTCCGGCACCCCCAATGGCGCACGCGCCTGCTCGTGTGGGCTCAGACCGTCCGCGGGCAGCCCTACGTGTGGGGACAAACGGACTGCGCGGCGCTCGCCCGAGCGGCGCTGTACGAGATGTTCTGCCGGGACGTGGTGCCCCAGGTACCGACCTGGACCAGCAAGCGCACGGCGCTGCGTGCGCTCCGCGCCGTCGGGGGCATCGATGCGCTCCTCCGTAGCCTGGGCGCGGAGGTCGTCACGCTCCCGTTCGTCCGCGCGGGCGACATCATCGTGACGGCCCCGGACGATCGCACGGAGCCGCTCGGCATGCTCGTCTACACCGACCCCTGGTGCGTCAGCGCCACCCCAGAGACCGGGGTGGCGTGGATAGACCGCAGCTCGCTGTCGCCCGATAGCCGCGTCTACACCCTGTGGGCGCTGACGCCGCAACGGCGCCCCCGGGTCAGCGCGAGGAGGGCCAAATCGGCAAAGTAGGACGGCTTATCGCCGGCGTCGTGCTCATCGTCGGGGGCGCGGTCGTTGGCTTCACCACGGGCAACTGGCAGCTCGCGAAGATCATGATCACGAGCGGCGCGAGCATCGCGCTGAGCGGGCTCAACCGGCCGAGGAGCCTCGCCGATCGGCAGGGCGCCATCCTCGAGAATCGCGCCAGCGCCGAGGAACCCTTGCCGCTGCTCTACGGCACCGCGCGGGTCGGTAATATCCTCATCGACATCCGCGTCCACCTCGGCTCGCTCGAACGCCGACGCCTGGTCATGGCGGGGGCCTGGTGTCACGGCTCCCGGGATGGCGGCGACATCGCGGGCATCGCTGACGTCTGGTTTGATGACCGCAAGGCGATCAATGCCGCTGGGGTGGTGCAGAGCCCATTCTCCGCGGTGGTCCCGAACCAGGGCGGGATCAAGCACCTGGAGTACGCCCACCACCTCGGCAGCACCGGCCAGGCCGTCGACGCGCGGCTCAATACGCTCTTCCCCACGTTCTGGCCGGCCGCGGCGCAGGGCCGTGGGGTGGCCTACACACGCTTCGAGCTGTGGTTCAACAACGACATCTTCCCGAGCGGCATCCCCCGCATCACCGCGCAGATCCGGGGCAACCGGGTCCACGATCCGCGCGACGGGCTCTGGAAGCATTCGGATAATCCCGCGCTCTGCGGCCGGGACTTCCTGCTCTCGCCGATCTACGGCTTCGGGGTGCCCGCCGCGAACATCGACGACCAGAGTGTCATCGACGGCGCCAACTACTGCGACGAGCTGGTCTCGATCCCCGGCGGGGGCACCCAGAAGCGGTTCACGCTGAACGGGTGGGTGGACACCGGTCTCACCATCCAGGAGATCCTCGCGCAGCTCGGCACGGCGTGCCGCGGCCAGTGGGTCAATGAAGGCGACAAGTGGCGGCTCGTGATCCGCCGGCAGCAGGCCGTCTCCGGCTTCAAGATCAACGAGACTAACACGGTCGAGGGCTCCTGGTCGTTTATCCTCCCGGGCGCGGCCGACGCGCCGAATGTCATCCGCGTGAACTACGTGGACCCCGGCCGGGAGGCGCAGCCCGACATCGTCCAATGGCCGGAGCCCGGCGCGGCCAACCCGTACCTCGTGGAGGACAACGGCTACGAGTCGCGGCTCGAGCTGGAGCTGCCCTTCACCGACAATCGACTCCGGGCCCAGCAGATCGGGATGACGCTGCTCAAGGAGGGCCGGGAGGGCATCGCGGCCATCTGCACGCTGCAGGAATCGGCGCTCGCCGTGCGGATTGGCGAGATCGTCGAGGTGACCCAGCCGACACCGGCGTGGGTCGACAAGCCCTTCTGGGTGGTGGCGCTGCTCCTCGCACCCGATGCGACGGTCCAGGCGATTCTGACCGAGTACGAGCCGACGGTCTATGACCTCGACGCGCAGGTGGCGCAGCCCGCGATTCCGGATACCGGGCTCCCGGATCCATTCACATGCACGCCCCCGACCGCGCTGGTGCTCGACTCGAGCGCGGCCCAGGCGCTGCTGCTCAAGGACGGTACGTACGTCGGCCGCATCAAGACGACCTGGACCAAGTCCGATGACGCGTTCATCGACTACTACGAGATCCAGGCGAAGCGGAACACCGATGCGGACTGGGACAGCTTCGGGCGCGTGCCGGGCTCGGACGTGCCCCTGATCTACGTCTACCCGGTCACCGAGGAGCTGTGGAACGTCCGCATCAGCGCCGTGAACACCCTCGGCATCCGCAGCACGTGGGTGTCGGGCAACACGACCGTGACGACGCCGAACCCGGGGGTGGATTCGGTCGAGATCGAGATCCTCGCCACCGGGCAGGTGAACCTCATCGTCCAGACGCGGAACGCCCTGTCCGTGAAAGCCGCCGCGAAGGTGGATGGGACGGAGCCCACCGATACTGAGATCCGTGCCGCGGCTGCAGTGAACACCGACGCGAGCGGCCGCGCCACCGTGAACAACGTCGGCACGGTCGCCCCGAACGGGACGGTGAAGATCGGGGCCTTCGCCTACGAGCTCGCCGCGGGTGCTGGCCGAGAGTCGGCCCCCGTGTTCCGCCGCAGCCGCATATGGGACCAGCAAGCAGGGGCCCTCCTGACCGTCACGGCCGAGTTCGTGGGCGGGAAGCGTCTCGTGCTCTCCGTGAAGGCGACGGGGTTCGTCTCGGCGAAGTGGGCCACCACCACCGTCTTTCCCTTCCCGGCCGAAGGCACTGGTACCTGCGCCGCCCTCGACGCGGATGGTGCAGCCGTGATCGACACGGCGACCATCTTTACCTTCGCCCAGAAGGTCTATATCACGGTCACGCCCTACCCTGGCGCCGCGTGCACCGGGGTCGCCGGCGCCGCGGTGAAGGTGATCGCGCGCCCTGCGTTTGCCGATGACCAATACGACGACGCGATCGGCAAACGTCGACGGCCTGGGCTCTATGATGATGGTCACATCGCCCTGAAGGGCGATGTCGTGGACTCGGCCGGCGAGCGTGCGCACGCGAACGTGAAAGAGTCGGGCGGGAAGGTCATCAACCGCCTGCTCGCCAAGACCTTGGCAGCGGATCCTGACTCGTTGGACGGGACGCCTGAGGGCACCACCTACAAGAAGCTCCTGATGACGCATCGCCGCCAGCTGCTCAATCGAAAGCGCAGCCACGGCGGCGATGTACTCACCGAGGGCGGGTTCGAGGATGGCGGTGTGTTCTGGACTCAGGGTGGCGCCATCTCGTTCCCAACGAACGCAGTTAACGCCCATACCGGCAATCGCTACTGCGAAGTCACTGTTGCTGTACCGACGGATGTATTCAATCTGGATGGGGATGGAAACCTCCATCTCCATGAGGTGCAGCCCGGCGACGTTGTGCAGTGGGGAGGTTACTGCGGTCGTGTCTCCGGGGACGGTACGGCTTTCTTCAGTCTGGCGATCGTAGACAAGGACGCCATCGTAATCAGCGGCAACGGCTCGACGCAGATCAGCGCGGCGCCCTACCAGCTGTCCACCGGCGAGGTGACGATTCCAGTCGGCGCGAAATATGTGCGTCTCAAATTCACTGCCGCGAACATGACAGTGTCCAGCACGTACCGCTACGACGATGCATTCCTGAAGATCTTGCGGCCAACCGGTGATCTCTTGCCTGGCGCTCTGCGATCGGGGATCAACGAGTCGGGCGGGAAGCCGGTGAACCGCCTGCTCGCCAAGGCGCTGGCCGCCGATCCGGACACCGCTGACTCGGTGGCTGTGGGCCTGCTCCGGGACGTGGTGAAGCTCACGGCCCTGACGAGCGGTGAGGTGGACTTCTCGAAGGTGGGGGTGCTGAACCGGGTCGCGGCGAACCTCCTGCGGGCCGGCGGTGGGGCGACGGTCCAGGCGATCATTGCGAACCTCACCGACGCCAGTCACGCGGGTAGCGCGATGCAGGAGTCGGGCGGGAAGCTGGTGAATCGCCTCTACGCCAAGGCCCTCGCCGCAGACGTGGACACGATCGACAGTGTGGTCGACGGGGCGAGCTTCGCCAAGATTCTCGGCAACCGGCTGTCGAGCGGCGCGATCCTGCGTTCAGGGGCCTTCAGCGACGGCCACTACGCCGGGCGGTTCACGACGACCGACGGGCTCACGGGGCACAGTGGGTTGCTTGAGTCGGGCGCCAAGGCGTTGAACCGCCTCTTCGCGAAGCCGCTCGCGGCCGACCCGGATACGGCCGACTCCGTCGCCACGGGCGTCGTCAAGCGGGCCGTAGCGTTCACGACGCTCAACAGCAGCGAAGAGTTGATCACGAAGGTCCATCGTACCGCTGCGATCGGGGCGCTGGTCGCGCACAGTCTTGAGAAGCGCGCGGGCATCTTCTTCAGCGAGAGCTTCGAGGAGACGCCGAACACCCAAGGCTGGGACAGTGCAGGGTCGGCGACCGAGACGTTGGTCTCTACGGTCGGCGTCGCCACCGTCGGGCCGAACGTCCTGCAGGCAGCTGGCTACATGTGGCGGATTTTCCCGCGCAGCCTGCCGTTCAACCCGAGCAAGCTCTATCGTTTCCGCGCTCGCTATCGACAGACCGTCGACGGGTCCAATCCCGGCGTCAACAACATCGTCTACATCGGGCTGCAGACGTTCAAGGCAGATGGCAGTCCCGGGAACAACAACGGCGGCTATGCCTACGTCTGCATTACCAACGACCCCCGAACCGTGGCGCAGGGATGGGTCGAGCGCACCGGCTGGGTGAAGGGTGCGACGGACGATGGGCTCGGGAGTCCGGTGGCCTCCGCCGATCCCCGGAATCCCTCGCCGCTGGACGCGAACGTCGTCTGGATCAGACCATTCATCGCGGTGAACTACAACGGTACCGGCATACCCGGCACGACGCAGGTGGACTACTTCCAGATCGAGGAGCTCGACGAGGACGCCGAGCAGCGGCTCTATAACGCGATCAATAGCAGCAACCGACTTTACGGGTCGATGGAGCCGACTGCAAAGATATATGAGGGCAGCGTGGTCTACGCGCTCTACCGGCACCGCGAGGAGAGCACGGTGCAGGGGCCGGATACGGACGGTGACGTGGCGATCACGTTCACGCAGACTTACCAGAGTGCGCCCATGATCTTCTTCAAGGGCGGTCAGTATGTGTCCTTCTCGCAGACGCTCGGGACCGGTGCTGGGGCCAAGCATCGGATGCGGATACAGGCGCTTGATGTGACGGCGACCGGATTCACCTCGCGCACCAAGATCGTGAACACGGGCACCACGACGCCGCAGACGGACGATTTCGCCAGCGGCAACTCGATCACGGTGGTGGGCAATACCGCTGAAGTGAACCTGGACCCGGCGGGGGCGAACGACGACACCTACACGGTGCACTACTTCGTCTCGGTAACCCTCTCCAACCCGTTGACCGATCCGAACGTCTCGCTCACCGTGGCGATCGACTCGAACGACGGTGTTGGGGGGTGGGTTGAGCGGGCAACCTTCCAGTACAACCGCGCATCGGCTGGGACGTCGACGTGGACTGAGGAGCAGAAGCCGATCGTCGTTTCCGGGATCGGTCTGAACGACGATATCCGCCTCCGGGCAAAATCGTTCATTGTGCACGATGCGACCGGGAGTTTCATCATCCGTGGTGGCGACGCTGGTGGAACGAACCCCGAGGCGTACAATGGGGTCACGTATACGACGGCAACCGACACCACCGAGAGTGCGATCCCAGTAGCTGGCGATCAGGTGACGTGGGTCGCGCAGGAGGTCACGTGAGGACCTGGGCCAGCGAGCGGGGCATCACCCCGCCGGGCGCGCCCGTCGATCGGGATGCCGGAGAAGGCCCCCCGCGCTGCTGCAGCACGGCCGTCGTGCCCGCGGACGGACTGGCCTGGTGGGGCGGCCTGCCAGCCGACCTCCTCGCGCGCACGCGGGCGAAGTTACCGACCATTGGCGGAATCCCTGACGTCGACGTCTACCTGTGCGGTGGGTGCCGGGAGACGCTCTTCCGCGAGCAGATCGTGACGCGCGAGGAGGTCGCGCGCGGCTCCGGCTTTTCGGCGAACGCCGTGGCGAAGGCGTGGCTCCATGACGAGGAGTTCTGGCGGCGCGGCCCCGCCTCCGCCCCGGCCGAGGTCATGGCCCAAGCGTGGTGGGCGGAGTACGAGGTGGTGGCGCTGACAGTGCCGCCTGGGCGTCTGCGCGGCGAGGTGCAGGCGCTCCTGCGGCGCTATGCATGGATCGGGCGGTGAAGGCGCTACCGACTCTCGCGCAGCTCGAACGCCGAGCCAGAGGCCCACGTGGCGGACGGGCAGACGCCGGGCGCGTCCAGCCGGTAGATCACTGGACTATCGGACACGCGGCGCGTCCATTGCGCCGCGACACCCGTGGTGTCGCCACGCAGGTAGAGTCCGGTTGCGAGCGTGTCCTGCACGAGGATCTGCTGACTCGCGTTCCGATTGATGAGCGTGTCCACGGCGCCGCCGGCCCAGGCGTGGATCACGCGCTGACTGTCGGGCCGGACGAAGGCATAGAACACTCCGGGCCACGGCGTCACATCGTAACTGATCTCCCCGCCGTACATCGTGACCCACGTCGAGTCGGTGACGAGGTTGCCCTGGGCGTCCTTGCCGCTATAGCAGCGGTACTCGTACCCCCACCGGCGGGTCGCCAAGTTGTCGAGCGAGGAGATCTGGATGCTGGCCGATACCGCACCTGCGTGCGACGTGCCCGCCGCGGTCTTCGATACGCTGGCAGGAGCTGAAATGCTCGGCACGAGCGCGCCGCGGGCCTCGCGGGTGGCGGTCAGGAGGTCGCCAGTGCGGACGAACCCGGCCGGGATGCTCCATGTGACGGGCGGTGCGGGAATGGTATCACCGTCCTCGGTGACCGCGCCCGTGACGAGGCTAGAGAGCGAAATCGAGCCCCCGAGCCAGAACCCCGTATCGGGATCGGCGACCAGAAGCTTGACGATCGCTGAACCAGCCGGAGGTGGCACTGGCGTGGTCGGCTCGCCACAGGCAATGAACGCGGCCGAGGCGGCGATGAAGCAAAATGGCAGCACAGGTACGATGCGCATGTTCATACTCCTTGAGGTCTGCCCAATGATGGGCAGCTGGTAGGCCGGACGCAACAATCAAGTCGGAGGTTTCAGTATGGCGACGAAGCTGCAGCTCCAGCCCGGCGTCGACGAGACGCGGATTCCCTGCTCCGCCTGCGGGCAGAGCATCTGGTTGGCGACGATTGAGCGAGACGGGACGCCGGTGCGCGTGCCGATCGTGGTACGAATCATCATGGGCCAGCTGCCGAACAGCGGAGAGGTCGTGGACGTGGCCGCGGTGCCGGTGCCGCAGATCGTGCGGGACATCATGGCGCTCCCGGTCGCGCGGGTGAATCTCTGCATCCCGTGCTTCGCGCAGGTGCTCAAGCTGAAGTCGGTGCAGCCGACGAATCCGCTCCCGGCTGTGGCAGAGGCGACACCGGCGTAGGTCCAGCTCGGCGGGGTTGATTTCGCCCCGACCGGTTTGTATCGTAGAACCTCAAGCGCGCGGCTGCGTCTAGGGGCCGCGCCAGCGCACCACCAGAGGCAATGCCCACGGGGGCGATCCATGCGGATCGCCCCCGCTTTGTTTTTCCCCCCTGGCCGAGGGAGGCGCATTGGCGAACGGGAACGGCTGGCGTCACGTCCTCATCACGGCGCTGCTCAGTATCGTCCTGACTGGTGGCGGCGCCTGGTTCGCCTGGGGTCGCCAGACCGTCAGTCGCATTGATGTCGCCGAGATGATCCGCACGCAGGACCCCTACCTAGCCGATCGTGAGACGGTCCGACAACTACAACTGAGCGTCGATCGACTGATGGAACGCGTGCAGGGGCAGGGCGAGCAGCTCGCGCGGATTGGCGCAGTCCTTGAGCGCGTGGAGCGCCAGCTCGAGCGTCAGACGGCCCAGCGACCATGACCATCGAGTTCGGTGTCCTGGCCCTTGCGGTCCTCGTCGGCCTCCTCGTCGGCAGCGTGATCGGGCGACGCGCCCGCGATCGGGCGGGCCAACCGAGCGCCAAGATCTTCGCCTTCATCCTCGAACCGATCTACTTCTGGTGCGACCTCTACGGCCCCGACGGCCGCCCGAGCCGCTCCAAAGTCGCGTACTTCATCACGCTGATGGTGGTGCTCGCCGGGCTGATCCGGTTCGGGATGCAACAGGTCCAGCGTCAGGCGGGCGACACCAACGGACGCGATCTCAGCTGGACCTTCCTCGCGTACGTGCTGCTCGTGCTCGTCTACTCGCTCGGCCCGCAGGCGTTCAACGCCTTCCTGTCGAGCCGGCTGGGTGCGCGCTTGGGCGACGTCCTCCGCGCGCGCGCGTCGGGCGGGAGCCCCGTCCCCCCTGGAGCGCCGCTGTGACGCATCGCGTGTGGCCCGGGCTCGTCGGCCCGGCGCCAGAACCCGCGATCGATCGCACGGCGCTCCGCCTCCCGACGAGCCAGTACATCCCCCAGACGTGTGAGAAGCAGACGATCGTGCTGCACCACACGGTGGGGGGCTCCGCGCGCTCGACCTATCGCTGGTGGACGATCGATCGCAAGGTGGGCGCGCTCCCCGGGGACCAGCTGCGCGTCGGCACCGCCTACCTGGTCGAGCGCGACGGCACAATCTACGAGACGTTCCCGCCCGAATGCTGGGCGTTCCACGTCGGTCTCGGCGACGGGCCACTCGAGCGGCGGACGATCGGGATCGAGCTCTGCAGCGAAGGTGCGCTGACCCGTCGGGGGGATGAGCTGTGGGGCATTGGCCGCTCGCTCGGGATGGTGGACAAGCTGTTTGAGTTGGGCCGCGTGTATCGGATTCCGCAGGGCTGGCGCGGCTTCGAGTGGTTCGACGCCTACGACGAGCCCCAGATCGATGCGACGTGCCGCCTCGTGCGCTGGCTGTGCGAGCGGTTCGGCATCCAGGCCGCGCTGCCCCGCGCCGCGGAATGGCTCGGCCCGGCCGATCGCACCCGCTGGGCGGCGTTCGCCGGCGTCGTGCACCACGCCCTGCTCCGCCCCGACAAGAGCGATCTCCACCCTGGCTTCCCCGAGTGGCGCCTGGCGCGCCTGCTCGGTGCGTGGCCTATGCCCGAGGCGTCTGCCCATGCGCGCTAGCTGGCTCGCCCGCGACTCCTGGTTCGGTCTCGACAAGCTCGACCACTTCGTCTACGCGGTCGCGTACTGGCTCGGCATCGCGGCGCTGACGTCCTCGCCATGGACGCGCCTCGGTCTATTCGCCGCGGGAGCGATCGGCATTGAGCTGGTCGAGCTCGTGCGGTTCAGGATCTGGGTCAGGAAAGGCCGACCGCAGCCCTGGCCGCCGCTCTGCGACGCGTTCAGCTATCGGGATCTGGTCTGGGACGCCGGTGGCGCGCTCGCGGCCATCTGGGCGCTGGGGAGAATCGCCGCTCGAGTGGCGCTGCTCCTGGCGCTGCTCGTCGGTCTGCCCGCCGCGGCCGCCGCGCAGAAAGCACCCAAGCAGCTGTTCAATCCCTTCCACATGGGCAGCGCGACACTCGACTCGACGGCCTATGGCCAAGAGCTGCAGCTGTACCTGCCCCCATTCCATGGGTTCGTGATCGTGGCGCCGGCGGGCGATACGATCGTGATCCTGAACGGCGTGCGGTTCGATTCGCTCCCCGCGCCGGTGACGGGACCGCTCTGCACCGCTCGTGCCGGTGCGCCGGTGGTGCCGGCCGTGGCGGTATCACGGCTAGTCGTCGGCCGACCGGACAGCATCTGGTGGACGCAGGACTTCCCCGAGCGCGGGCAGGGTCGCCTCTACGCGCATTGGGCAGAGCTGCTGCGCAGCGGCGACACGCTGCGACTGTCCGAGGTCTGGCGCCGGCGCTCCGAGTGCAGCACCCACGATGGGACGCTCGTCGTGCTGTTCGCCCTGCGGCGCGGGGGGCGTGGGCGATGACCCTCACGATCGTGGTCCTGGTCCTCCGGATGGTAGTGACCCGACCGGCGCAGGCGACCCTCACGCTGTTCGCGCTCAGCCCCACTGAGCGCCAGGGGTGTCTGATCGGAGCCAACGATGGCGCCACGGTCTGGGTCGACTCCGTCGTGGTGACCCCCGACCCGACGGCCACCCGCACGCACACGGTGGCGCGCGAGCCCTGCCCGCCCCACACGCTGGGCCGCGTGCATTCCCACCCGGGGGCCGACCGGTGCTGGTACCTGTTCCCCGGGACGACCGTGGAGACCTCCGATGCGGTCGCGTTCCGGCGTGGCGGGTATGCCCTTGACGCCATCGTATGTGGGGACCGCCTGGTATGGATGGCACGCGGGGATCCCATCCTCTACACGACGGCGGTGGTCCAGGTGAACGAGCCATGAGGGGCGTCCTCGGGTCGGTGCTCGCCGTCGCGGCCGCGGTCGTCGCCGGCGTCGTTGCCCTGCGTGTGTTGGGCATCATCAGCCCGCGCGCGGATCCCGCCGTGGCCTCGATGCGCGCCGAGCTGAAGGCCGAGCGGGATTCAACCGCCGCCTGGCGGGTGCGCGCGGCCGCGGCTGCAGCTGAAGCCGCGCGACTGCGGGAGGACTCGGCACGCGTCTATCGCGGGTGGGGCGTCGCCCAGGAAGCCGCGACCGCCGGCGTGTGGGCCATCCGAGAACTGGCGGCGCAAGCACGCGCACGCGGCGATCGCGGCACCGGCGAGCGCCTGGAGGGTGCTGCCACGGCCGTGGAAGCCGAGCAGGCGGGATGCAGCCTGGTGGTCCTGAACTGCGAGGCGCGGGCCGCGAACGCGGACACCGCGCGCGCGGATGCGGCCGCGCGGGTGGATTCACTCGCCTTCCAACTTGACACCCTGGGGGTCCGATGGGAGGACGCCGAAAAGCGCGCGCGCCCGAATTTCTTCCGCGACTTGTGGCGGACGAAGGAAGTCACGGGGCCCCTGCTGGTGATCCTGGTCCTGCTGGGTCTCAGCAAGTAAGACGACGGGCCGGTGCGCGCCTGACGCTGCCGGCCCTCGTCATTCTGTGGAGTGCGATCCTCGTCTGCTGCTGGGCGTCGTCGCTCGTGGCAGCCTTTTACGTGGGCCGCAGCTCCCTCGAGCGAGACGCGATGTACGCGGCGTTCCAAGCGGTGATCGAGAAGGCTGGCCAGACGAACGCCCTAGCGGATAGCCTCATGCAGGAGATGATCCGCCGGTAGGTCGCAGCGTTGCCAACAAGCTGCCTAACGGCATAACCGCCACCGTCCCGCCACCATCCCGCCAGCACCCCCCTCCCCCCGCCCAGGCTGCCTCTGGGCGGGTTCCCTCCCCCCTCTTGACATATACCCGCTATCGTGTATATTACCCTGTACCATGAGCCCCCTCCACATCATCTATTCCCAACACGCCGTCCGCGAGATGCGGAAGGCCCAGATCACCCGCCAAGTCGTGCGGCGCGTCCTGCAGGATGGGCGCCGGGAGTTGGAGTTCGTGCGCCAGGGGGAGGAACATTGGACCTCCACACTCCGCATCGAGAACAAGGCGTACAGCGTCGTCTGGATTCAGCAGGCGGGCCACGTCTTCATCCAGACGGTCTACCGAATCGGGGAGTACGACTGATGCACGCGACCTACGACAATGAGGCGGACGCCCTGAGCATCACGCTCCTTCCGACGGTCGCGCGCGCGCGGACCGTCCAGGTCGCGCGCGGGGTCCTCGCGCACTTCGACCGCGCGGACCATCTGATTGAGTTCGAGATCCTGGAGGCAAGCGCGCATTATCCGCACCCGGTGCTCGAGCAGATCAGCTCGCCGGCGGAATACCTGACGTTGTCCGAGGCGGCCCGGGAAGCGGGCCTCGCCCCGAGCACGCTGCGGTGGCAGATTCGCAAGCAGCGGCTCGTCGCGGAGAAGCGAGGCCACGACTGGCTCGTGACGCGGGCGGCGCTGTGGACCTATCTCGAGAACCGGTCGCCCCGCGGCCGCCCGCCACGGTCCCGGAAGGCGCGGCGGGCGCGGAAGCGAGTGCATCAGCCCACGTGAGATTCGTACCATTGCGGGCGGGCGGCTGCGCGGTTACTTGAGGCCGCACCACCTGCCCGCGAGGATCCATCGTGGAGACCACGGAGATCATCTACCGGACGCGCCCGCAGCCGAGCGGTGGTACAATCTTGGTCGGCATCGTCGGCCTCGCCCTGCTGTTCAATGTCAAGACGCTCATCTGGGGACTGGTGCTCATCGGTCTGGCGGTGTGGAGCTGGCGTCTGGCGGAGGTGTTGATCACCAAACGCACGCTGAAGGTGAAGCTTGGGATGTTCTCCGGCACCGCCGAGCTGCAGCTCGCAAAGCTCGAGACCATCAAGACCGGCTGGGGGCTTGGCGGCAGGCCTATGGCGGTGGTTGGCACCGGTGGAACCGTCTATCGGTTGGGGACCATCCTGGATCACGACGAGTTCCGCTCTCATCTCGAGGCGGCGATGGAGGCGAATCGTCATCCCTAGCGGGAGATTACGACTCTCCAGCGCCCCGGACTGATCTCTAGGGTGACAAGGGCCAAGACCAATCCCATCCCCGCGCCAACCGCTCCAGTTGCCAGCGGGTCGGGGCGATCTGGTTCAGGCACGAGGAACGCGGCTAACGCACCCGCAATCATGCAGCCGGAGACCATCCAGGTAATGACGTCACCACGATCGAGGCGCTGCCACCGATCCAAGCGTTGAATCCGAAGAAGAGAGACTCCGGTTGTCAGCTCTCCCTGACGCACGTGTAGGAGACTATCGCCTGGCGGAAGGATGATCGTCCCATACTGCCATGCGGCGCCGGGGATCCGGAAGCGCACGCTATCGCCTGGGATTTGGGCGCCGCCCGCGCGCGGGGCAGCCAACACCAGTAGTAGGACCGCGAACGGTCGGGCCGTCATTTTGCTCCGCTCCGTCGGCGCAGCTCGCGTTCCAGTCGCCGAATCTCCCAGCGGAGATCATCCACATTGGCACCGTGCGCGCTGAAGTCGTCAGCTATCATGGCGAGCCACCCGATCAGCTGCCGCAGGCCAGTCCGCGTGTGGGCGAGCTCGTTGACGAGGATCAGCTGCCGGAGCGCCCCGGCGATTCTCATCGATCACCCGACGCGCTCCGCGCGCCACAAGAAGTCGCGCGCCAGGTCGATTAGGGATCGCACGTCACTCACGCTTTGATCGTTCGCCTCCGCCGCCGCGGTGAGGAGCCAGCGGGCCGCCACGAGCGGGCCCTTCTCCGCGAGCTGCAGGATGAGGGGGGCGAGGACCTCGCTGACTTCGTCGGCGATCTGTTGCGGGCTCAGGGATTCCGACGGCTCGGAACGTGTGTCCTCCCCGCCGCGCACGCCAGAGTACGAATCGCGCCCTTCCCTCTCCCGGATGACCGTTAGCTTGTCCTGGCGCCCGGCAAGGGCCGTTTTGGCCTGTCCTGGAGGCCGTCCATGACTGGTTAGTAGCCAACCCACGTCGCAGCGCGCCACCGCCGCGAGTGCCGCCGCCTCCTTGCCGGAGAGCTTGCCATCGGCCTCCCGGCGCCGCAGGGTGCGCACGTCCATTCCGAGCTTTTTAGCCAGTTCCCCCTGAGACCACGAACGTCGTGGGCGGCCGAGAAACTCTCGTATCTGCTTGATCCGCAAGCCGATGGGATGCGCTTTTGGGGTCGGCTTTGGCGGCACTCGAATTGCCCTCTTGACAAGGACAGACTTGGCCCCATATTGAGGGCGTGTTGCACGAGCGGTCCGCGCTCGGTGCACAGACGGTGAATCTGTGAGGTTAGCCCCCATGAAGCGACTCGTCAAGACGAAGGAATTGAAGCTCCGCCTG